GTCATGGAAGCTAACGATGCACTGTTTGATTACAGTGAGGTATCTTCTGCTGTACGTGGAATTCGCTCGTCTTTCTTTGGCGCACCTTTCATCACCTTCCAAGTCAAGGTGATTCCTAAGATGCTAAAGACAATGGCTCGTCACCCAATGAGGTTCCTTCCTTACGTAGGATTCTACATGGCAGCACAAGCAGCCTTTGGTAGCATCCCGTTTGAGGATGATGAGTGGGATAAGTTTAGGGAACTAATGCCTGAGTGGATAAGGGAGACTGGGCATGGAATGTTGTGGCCTTTCAAGGATAGCGAGGGAAGGGTTCGAGCATTCGATGCATCATGGATGGTCCCATGGGGTGGATTGACTAACGCAATAGGAGACATGGCGCGAGGTAACCCAGTACAAGGGTTACAATCTGTAGGTCTTATACCCCCCGGCTTCCAATGGGGAGCCGCAATTCTTCACAACAAGGATTACTTTACAAAGCGATCCGTCTATGATGAGAATGGTTCGGCGGCTGACAAAGGGTTCGACATTCTAAGTTACGCATGGGCGCAAGCTATGCCCCCGTGGTTGAGCGACAGAGGATTCATTGGTGGTTCCTCTTTGATAGAGGCGTTGGCTAGACTAGACCCCAGCCTAGTACAAGGCAGGATAATAGATGCAATTGGGGGAAGAACTAACCGTTATGGAGAGCCAAAGAGGGATGAGGTTACAGCGCTACTGTATATGCTTGGCTTAAACCTCTACCCCATTTCTAAAAATGAACGCTCCATTAGGATGAAGAGATACAACACTGAGCAGCAGGAACTGCGTGGCGACATCACCAAGACCAGACAGGATAAGAGCCTATCCAAGTCGCAGAAGAGCAGACAGATTGAAGAGTTTCGTAGGCGTATAGATGAGGTCAGAGAAGCAAAGAAAGAATTCGCCGCGATTACCTCATGAGCCTCGTGGTCGTGGAATGGGTAGACATACTAGCCACGTGCGGGTGGGAAAAAGAGGACGAGGTAGAGCCTCAACGTCTATGGACGATAGGATACCTCGTCAAAAAGAACAAGAAGGTAGTCAAGATAGCGACTACCAAGGACGAGAAGGGAGAGTGGTACGGCTTTCACGCCTTCCCGACAGGATGTGTGGTGTCTATCAAGGATGCTAAGGATAATCACGCAGAAGTTTTCGTTGAGTGACCGCAACGATCTCATCATAGTACCCTTCACCATCTAGTTCTCGCAACATAATCACCCCTCTCCACCACTGGTGTTCGGTATCCTTGCACCAGTTCTCAGTGTAGTCTGGGTGACTGAAGCATCCGGCACTAAGTCCGAATATTTTCTGCCCGTCAGGGCGCGTCTGTTCAGCGTGGTTGTACAGATGGGTGTGACCCTGTACCGCACTACAGTGTAACTTAGAAACGAGCGTGTGGCCCAAATGAACGCTGCTGATGGGCCTTCCTGATATGCCAGTGGTGAAGTAATGGCTGAAGGTTATCCCAAACAGGGTGAGAGAGCGCTTAAAGTCCACGACTTTCCACCCAAACTTCTTGTACTGGAGATCGTCTATGGATATAGCCCCATCTAATTCCGGGGCTGAATTGGTTGCTCTGGTGATGCGATCCTCGTGGTTACCAAGGCACATATAGAACTTGGGCTTGTATTGTTTATCCTTGTTCTTTCTTTTCCTCTCATTGTGTTCACGCAGGGGGGCAAAGAACTTCTCTTGGGCTTCAATGGCACTGGCTACATCATTCTTGTAGCGCCTACCCTCAAACCCCTTTGTTCCCTTGTCATAGGAAGAAAGTGACGGCAGGTCAGCCCAATCACCCATACATACCACATGTTCTGGGCGCTCCCTCATTAGATACTGACCCACCGCCGTAAACCTCTCGTTGTCATAGTCCGGTGCAGCATGGGCATCAGGGATAATAAGAAGATTCATGCGGTTCCTCCAAATGCTTTCGGCCTATCGTTACTACTTAATCTTTTAAGAACCTCTAACACCTGACCATACCGCTCTCTGTTGTTGCTGACCTTTGCCCAAGAAACACAGTTGAAGTCTTCACATAACTGTGGCCTATCATCGTAGATAGAACACTCCCAAGTAGGATGTTCGGCATGTTTTGTTTGTCTCAGATGGGAGCATTTGATTCGGATGCCATCTCCCAAGAAAGCTATATCAGTAGATTTTTCTACCATCGCACTCAATGTATCCATCATTCTTTCGTCTGCCCACTTGGGCTTTATGTCCATTGAGCAACACAAGGCACAACGCTTGCACAGGTTCTCATTAATATCCTCTTCCTTTAGCGGCCAAGGATTCACCATCTTTCTTAATGGTTGTCTCATATTGCTCTGTCCGGTACTTTACTGAACGTGTTACGTTTCTTTGCCCATTCGTTCTGTCTCATATATTCCCACTTCCTATACTGTTCACAGGTGAATCCCTCTTGGCACACCCTTTCATAGTGACAGTCTTTGCATGGGGCGCTTGCTCCCTGTTCTATCATTGCTTGGTAGTGGTTACTAGAAGTATTCATATCTTGCATACCTTTTTGATATCGAGCATCGGTCTTAATTTATCTTTGGATATGTAATGGTTTATTATTCCATAACCAAAATCTTTACTGGGCGCTTTAGCTAATGTGTTTCCGTATTCCCAACCTATTAACGTAGCCCTTTCAGTGGGGTCATCATATTGAGCCAACACATATATATCCACAAATTGTTTTCCAGTTTCATGGATTAAATTATACGCCCTTCTAGCAGTTTTAACATCTATAGTCATACCATTGGGGGTTGTAAAGTCTACTCCATGGTCGCCTTCAGGTCGCTCTGATAGGTCTGCTTTTATGTTGGCAAATTCTTCAAAGGCTATCTCCCCAGAGAGGCCAACCAATTCATAGTCTTTGGACAATGGTCTAGAACTAGCATGATTTTTATGTATGTCATGCCTTCTTTTTGCAATATCCCTAATGCTCATATCTCACATACCCCAGCCATACAAGCGAACTCCTGACTGCTAGTGGTCTGGTCTTCCTCTTCCTTGACCGCATCCCAATCTATCTCAGCGGGTAATGTCTTGGCTAGTTTCCTGTATGTCTCAGGTGAGCAGTCCTCATAGGGTGCTGACTCATAGCTGTGATCATTATCCGCGTGTGGAAGAAAGCTAACACCAGATAGAATGTTAAAGTTCTTATACACCCATGCTCCTACCTCTACCCACTCGTTCTCTCTAACAGAGACAGTGATAGATGGCTTGTGTTCACACCAGTTAAGGGCAAACCTTTTCCATATATCCAGATGCTGAAGGGCGGTGATGTCGTGCCTTGTGATAGCCCCCTTGGGAGACTTCATGCCAAACTCAAACACCCATGAACCATCGTTGCGTGGGTCACTATGGTAAGGAACACCTGCATCTATCATAGCCTGTGAGATGGGGTCTTTCTTATCGTTGCGAACCCTACGAATGAAAAAAGAATTGTGCCTTGGATGGATACCGCTGGATGAATTAACCAACTGACTCACCGTCCCTGACGGTTTAACACAAGTGATGGCGGCTGACTCAGGTATGCCCAACAACTTGGCGGCAGAGATGTTCTCCTTTATTGCGTGATCTCTCAGCCCCTGTAGTTCTTTGTCTGTTGCATTAAGGATGGCAGGACAATCCATGATCCCAGTGAGAGACACACCTAGTAGTCTCTCTTCCTCTGTGTTTCTCTTCCATGGTACAGAGAGGTAACGGAAGTCTGTTAGGGTAGATTGGATAGTGCCAATCCATGTGGCTTGGGCAACCTTCTTGCGAATGGTAGCCAGAGTGTCATCATGACGGCACACTACCTCAGAAAGGTTGCAAAATTCTCGTGGCCTAAGTACGATTTCAGAACAGGGATTTACCCCAAATTCATAGTGGTTATCTCTGCGCTCTGGAACCATATCCTTTGCCGCTTGCCTGTTGAAGATGCCACGCTCTCCACTCTTACTTTCGTAGAGTGATGTCCACTCTCTTAGGAAAGCACCAGTATCTGGCATCTCAGTGTAGGCCACACTGTTATTAGCTAGTGATCTCTGTCCATCCTTTAGGAACCACTCGCCTGACTTGGCATGACGCATACGGTCATCAGTTAGGTTGGATAAGGAGATGGTAGCCGAACGTCTAACACCACCCACTACCACAGCCTCACCCACATAGCATACAAGATCGTGGCATTCTAGGCTGGTAAGTGTTCTTCCCTTGGCATGGGTGAATACTGAAACCATGTGTTTGAATAGTTTATCTAGAGGCTCACTCCCACTGGCTCTCCCCCCGAAAGTCTTGAGCCGTGACCCGGCTGGCCTGACCCTAGACAAGTCCCACTTGGGAACTCGCCCACTATAGAGTAGGCTGATCATTTCTCTGACCCCTGTGGCCCAGCCAATCTTTGAGTCTCGCACGATGATCACCGTGTCGGTATCATGGAACTCTTCAGATACTATAGGTAACTGGTTAATGTACTGCCTCTCGACACTGAATCCTACCCCTGTACCACACATGAGGATGTACATGATCTCATCAAATGCACGAGGTGAGTCTATGGGTAGGTAGCTACAGTTGTAGCCAGCGCAAGCATCACGTTCTAATGCTTTACCTGCTGTCATCAGACAGCGCATACTGGGCATGACATCCAGATCAAGGATGGCTCGTCCAAACTCAGTGAGTTTTAGATCGAGTCTGTCTTCAAAGAAACCAGTGTATCTCCTTACGGTTTCTTCCCAACTCTCTCTCCTTTGTAGTTCTTCTAGGTAACGAGCGTACCTAGTCTTGTGAATCCACTGTTGGTATACGTTCATAATATGGGAGCGTCCTTATCTGTTGAGGGGGCAACTTCTAATTCGTCAAACTTATCTTTAAGGTTGGCCTCTTGAGCATACTTAACATACTCGTCAAGACCAACCCCAAAGAACTCCTCGAAAAATCCAGACCAATCTTTGGTCTTGTCCTTCAATCGTTTCCTATAACAAACACGTGCCATACTATAGCGCACTTGTTCGTATAGTTCAGAATTAGAAGGGGATATTTTCGCCATCAGATACATCGTTATTGGAACCCTTTGTACCTAACATCTGCATAGAGTATCCGTTAATTTCGGTAACGTACTTCTTGTTACCATCCTTGTCATCGTAAGTACGGTTGGAGATTCTGCCCTCAACATAAATCTGGCTACCCTTACTCACGTACTCCTTGACTACATCTGCTGTCTTTCCAAAGAAGACAACACGATGCCAATCAGTGGTTTTCTTTTCACCATAGCCACTGTTAGTAGCTAGGGAGAAGGTCGCCACTGTATCACCGGCCTTAGTTTCCCTGATGTCAGGGTCTTTGCCCACGTGTCCTACTAGTATTGCTTTGTTTACGCTTGCCATGAAGCATCATACCTCTTGGTTAATTGCCATAGTTTTAAGGCTGTTTCAAACATACTAAACAACCTCTCTCTTTCTTCCCATTCATAATCAACAACGTAACCGGGAGAAGAAACCGATACGAATAGGTTGAGCAGTTTCCTACCACCACCTATCCCATGATTGTAAGCCGCTAATTGTACACCATAAGAGTCGTACACATCAGGCTTTTTACCATCATCTAATTCTTTTGTCTTGAAATCTACAACCCACTCGTCTGAGCACACATCTATCTTG